ACCATATTTTTAAACTCGGTCCACCCTGTCCACTTGCCCCCGTCATACATCAGGCGAGGGCATATCTTGCCGCTCCAGTCGTAGTGCCGCCGGAGCCGGTCAATGCCCCAGCCGCGTTCTTTTAGCAACTTGGCGACCAGTTGGGCGGCGTTGCGGAGTGTCTGCGCGTAATTACCGGACTCGCATATCTCGATGCTGATCGATGTTCGGTTGCCGCTCGTGGGGCCGCTGCCGTCGCCGGCGTGCCAGGCATTTTCGGTCAGCGGGATGCACTCGATAGCCTCGCGTCCGTCCACCACGATATGATAGCTGGCCGTCCGATTGTTAGCCGTGCTGACGAGCCACGCACGCTCATTGCGGGCGCTGCTGGACGGGTTACCGGTGTTGTGGATCGTAATAGTCGTCGGCGTCATGGGGAGCCCCGGACGGCGGTTGCACGGCGTATTGCGCGGGATATGGTCGACGATGTAGTTCACGCCTTATCATCCCCCTTCCCATTCCCCGGCGGATTCAGCGCCTTGTTCTGCATCTGGCCGGCCGCCGCCGCGACCAAGAAGCCGTTCGCCAGCGCCAGCGCGTACACCCGCCAGTCACCCGCGTCGGCGCCAATGGCAAGCTGCGCAGCCGTCAGGATGGCCGTCGCGATCACGACCGCGTACAGGTCCGTCGGCAGCCAGCGGGCAAACCGATCGATGAGCCCCTTCGTGTACTGCACGATGAGATAAGTCAGCAAAGAAGCTCCCCCCATCGCGGAGAGAGCTTCCCAGGTGAAGAGTTGGGATTCCATTTTATGATCCGACTCCTTTCCAAAGTAATGCGATTGCGCCGCCGATCCCGCCGGTGATGATGGCTGCTATGACGGTACGCCACAACCATTTGATGTCATCTTGCACACTCTTGATTTGCGAAACGGCCTCGTCTATTCGGTGATGTGCGCTCTTAGCCCGCTGGTCTGCCTCCCGGGCAATGTCGTCCGATCGGTCCAGTTTTTCGACGAGTCGGTTAACGTTGGCCGTAAGCTCCGTTGTGGTGCGCACCGTAGCTTCCTGGAGCGCCTCTAGCCGTCCAAGCCTTCCCTCAATTTTCCCGAGCGCTTGCAGCTCGCTTGCGTCCATGCTCAAGCTTCCACCCTCCAATAAATAGGCCCCGCTATTCGGCGGAGCCTTCGTCGGTTAATCCTTCTTCCCGGAGCTTACTTTGATAAGGTTCCGGGACATCTGCGAGCTGTTTCAACCCTTGCTGCACCATGTAACGGTAAAGGTTAAGCACCGGCTTCACCTCCTTCCAAAGCTGCCACGCGAGCCTCCAGCGTCGCAACCTGCTCCACCAGGGACATGACAAGGGTCGCGATCGCATCGTCGTTCTGGAGCGAGAGCAGGAGCGTCTGCCCGATATCAGAGATGACCGGAGGCTCGGATACCTCGTCCAGCTCCTCGGCCGGGACGCCCCGCTGGATCAGCCATTTCCGCAATTCAGACATGTACATAAGGATCAGCCTCCCAGCGCCTTGACGCGCTTGTAAAGTTCGGCGATGGCCCTGACGTTGACGCTGACGGCCGTTTTCGTGTCCGCCATGTCCTGTACTAGAGCATCGATGACCGTTTTCTGATTGGTGTTGTACTCCACCTTCGCCTCCACCGCATTGGCCGTCAGCTTGTACCGATCCAGGGCGATGTAGGTGACAAAGTATTCGGCGTTGGGATCGTAGTCAGCAGGGGAGATTTGCGCTCCGGCTCGTCCGTACCAATAGGTAGATGCGGGATCGGTGCTTCGCCTTAACCCCCATTTTTTGTCTACCTCTTGCCCCCGGTAAACTTGCAAAATGGTGTCGGCTCTATATTTGAGGCGATCATTCACAAAGCTACTTTGATTAATTTCGTATACCGTTCCATTTAAACGTGGCGTCGCCTTCTCCCGCACAACCACGCCTTCCAGCAGCTCCACGACATTCCCGCCTGCATGCAGCCCGATCGAGCCCTCGTAGCCCTCTACCGGCTCCGTAACCGGCGTGGCGAGCTGATAGGACAGCCGGTAGTAGTCAAAGGCTCCGCTGGTAATCGCCGAAGATGGCGTTGTCGGGACGGTAGTAACGGCTCCGGAATTGTCGGTCGCGTTCCACGGCACCCACGTCTTGGTCCCTGATCCGTTGTAGGGCTGGCCGAACGTGCCGTTGTTCATACGCCAACCGTAAAAATAAGCTTTAATTTCGGCGGCGGAAGGAGTGTAAGAATCACCCCATCCGGAGTCGGCACTTGATACCACAACACCAAAGTTTGGAGTGTAAAGCCAAGTTGAGTCTCCGATGTTGGCGTCGAACGGAGCGTACTGCCTCTTCAAGATTTTACCGTCATATTTAACAACGGTTTGCGTATGAGCAACAGGTGGCGCCGGAAGCATCGACCAATCAACGTATAAATATTTAGTGCCTGTGCCTACGGAGCCAAAAGTCCAGTTTAACGACCCATCCAACGCCACATCCGTCTTCCATCGTCTCGCGACTTGTCCGGTCCGCGTGTCAAAGCTATCTCGCACGCTGCCGTCGACGCTGGATGCGAGTTTCGTCGGGATGTAGACGTAGTCGTCGTTGCGCGGTTCAAACGGCGTTGCAATGCTGCCGAGTTCGAGCTGCCAGTTGGAAAGCTCGTAAGTACCGTTTGTTCCAGCGCTAAATTGAACTTCGAGCGTAACGGCATCCGCCGGAGTCGTCACCGTTGTTACCCCAACGGCGGCATTAGAAGCAAGGTTTGTCATAGCCCCGGAGGAATTATAGGCATTAACAATTCGAAGAATGCCGCTGCTCGCTCCAGAATAAGACAGCGTATATTGCTGATTCGGCAAACACGGAACGCGGAATGTTAGGTATTGCCCTGTAGCCGATCTTACCAAGGTAGCCTTGTACGGCTCGCTGATCGACCACGCCGCGTTGATGCTGTATGCTTCCGTACCCGGCGGCAACTGATTCTTCCCGGCCTTATGGATCGCCGATCCCTGAAGGTGCTGGACGCTGTCGACGTAAGGGATAAAGGCGTCGATCTGGTCGTCGGTCGTGTACGTGGTGCCGATTGCAGCATAATCCGTAGACGACAACTCATAAATGCGGATTTCGTCCATATACAGGGTTATGGTGGATGTTGAACCAGTCACGCCAAACAACAACCGGAACCCATTGCCGGTTAAAGTATTGCTTGTCGGCACTTTGAAATAAAGCAACTTCCACGCGCCGATTGGGGCCGTTATCTCCCAGCCATAGCGTACCGTAAAGGTGCCAATATCACGCAGGCTGATATGTGCACCGCCGGACGACTGGGATTCGATGTAAACCCAAACCGCGACTACATATTGTTTTGCCGGATCAAGCGCGTAATTGTAATCCTTATACAAATAACGGAAATTTCCGTTTGTCGTGAATTTGATCGATGTAGCGCCGCTACGCTTTTGTGTCGTAGAAAGCTCGGATGTACCAGTTCCGCTCGGGGTAAACGGCGCCAAGCTCTCGCACCCGCCGTCCTTGCCGAGCAGATTTACGAGCGTCCGCCCATACACCGTCGCGGCCAGCGGCGATGCTTGGTCCGTTTGGATCAGGTTGGGGCCGTGTTTTAGCGTCGCTGATTGCCGGGCGGCATCAATCTGGCGCCCCTCCATCTTGTCGAGGCGGCTTTTAAGCGTTGGGTGAGCCGTGCCGTCCAAGCCTTGCCGCGCTTGCGTAATTTCGGCGTTGCCGTCGTTTGGCGTAGCGACGATCCCGTTTACCTGGGCTTGCAGGTTGTCCAGCGCGCCTTTGACGTTGGACTGGCCGGATACAGAACCAGAATAGCTAATATTCTGGGCAGGATGGGCTGTCGTAGACTGGACATGGCTCGTGATCTGCTGCTGCAGCGAGTTGTCCGTGGCGGTCTTGGCGTCCATCTCCTGCTGGACTTTATCAAAACCGGTGGTTATGTTTTGGAAGTCCTCACTTATTTTTTTGCTCGGCGTCAGATTGCAGTACCGGTTTGCCACCCTGCTCAACTCCTTTCAGTTGTTTCAACCGGCGATCGATCATATCGGCAATCCCGCGCAGGATTGGATCTTCTTGTCCAGGGTTGCATTGTACAACCGAGGCGATAACGGCCCAGATTTCCGGAATGGGCTTTGCGGGGTCAAGGTCGATTCGGAGCATAGGCTGCACGCTGGCCATCCCAATCATCCTCCCTTTGGGCATAATAAAAGAGCCCGCCTGTTGACGGACCCTTGAAAATAAGAAGGAAATTTATACCTCTGTGTCGAAAGAACTAGAAAACGACATTAGGTGATGATATGAAAATAACCCTTCGGCATTATGCTTCTGGGCATGAAATCAAATGTAAAAAGGGGTTCTCTTGGACTACCCTGTTTTTTAGTTTTTTCGTCCCACTCCTTCGCGGGGACTTAAAATGGTTTTTTGTTATGTTGATCACAAACGTCATTGTCGGATTTTTTACATTCGGATTCGGCTTGATTATCACGTGGATAATCTTTGCCGTTATTTATAACGGTCGCTACATTAGCGACCTTGGCAAAAAAGGTTACCTCGAAGTTAAAGACTATGTTCCGCCTCCACCCTCTCCCTATGACGACCGTTTGCCTCCTGGCGAATACCGGATCAGGCCGGAAGGGAAAAGATTTCTATAATAAAAAGAGTCCGTCGTTTGGCGGACTCTTGGTTTATGGGTTTATTATTGTAATGCTTGCAGTTGCGATTCGAGAGCGGCTTTTTGTTGCTCCAGAGAATCGATTTGTTCAACCAATCTCCGACCCTGGGACTCCAGATCATTAATTTGTGATTGAATCTCTTGGGGGTTGGAGCTATTGATTCCTTTGGCTCTCAAGGCTGCCACTTGGTTACGGATATTATTTAACTGAGAAGTAAGATTCCATAATTGCGCATCAATATTTGCGATTTCTGCTTTCAATTTGTCACCTTCTCCCGTTATTGGTGTTGCCGGTGACGGCGATGGCGACGGAGTCACAGGCGATGGGTTCGTTGTAGGCGCCGGGGTCGTCGTGCCAGGCGACGTAGTCGAAGGAGACTCTTCGGATTTTGTCAGTACGACTTTCCCTCCTGAAAACTGCACATTAACCCCGATCAGCCCCGCGAGCGTACGCACCGGTAGGAGCGTTTTCCCATCCACGACCGCGCCGCGATCTGCCACCTGCTTTCCATTCAGGATAATCGGAACCTCCGATGTAATCTTTTTTCCGACAAATCCAGTAGACGCGGCATAAGCCCCTACCGAGACCGTCAGCGCAACACCGATCAACACCCCAAGCGTAATATAAGCCAATTTTTTCATGAGGACACCTCCGTATCCTTATTTTAGCATATCACCGTGGAATATTGACTGTCGCTATTGTGTTGCCGTATCGGTCAAACAATTTTAGATTGCGCGTATTAGGGTCAAAAGCGGCATTTGCGGCAAACGTCGAATCAACATAAGGATACCCGGCCTTGCCGTCTAGGATCGCCTGCAAGTTGGTGATTTGGCTAATGTTGTGCGTGTGATTGATGTTTGCCTTGCTGCCCAGGATCACATGGACGTTGGCAATTTCTGAATAAAGCGCGGTAATATCGCTATCATCTGCCTTTGCATCCAAAGCAGCATATAGACTTTGTCCCGAAAGCGAAATGATATAGGACCAATCAGGAACACGCAAGAACCTACCTGGTCCGGGTGAAAGTCTGACGTCTCTCTCAGCCACCAAAGATACGTCCATTGTTGAATACATAAAATATTCCGATATACTCAGCGTTGTATATCCTGACATACTTCCATCTGTAAAAAAAAGCGCAGGCGCACCAAAAATGCTTGGCGAAAAACGAGCGAAAAAACTGTCATTCGCATAGGCCGTAATCAGATTTTGAGTAGAGCTAATCTCCACCCGCTGCCCACTTGTCGCTGTCCTGATCCACGCCCCTGTAATCGTACCAGCAGATATGTTGGGTGACATGATCGTTGTCTGGTCGATGTAAGTCGATTTGATGTAATCCGGCAGCACAGGCACGTTAGGCGCATCCGTTATCTGGCCCCAGCTGATCGTCGCATTGGGGCCCATAAGCACGTTCTGGCCGACAACGAGCTGCTCAATCAATGCCGTACTAATTAGAGCAGACCCCGCGACAAGTTGGTCGGTGCCGATCGTGCCGGTGTATACGCCGGTCGGCGTGATCTTGGTCAAGCGTTCGGAAAGTCCTGTTATCTGCCCCTGACTCAGCCTACCGATGTATTCTCCGATGTCGTTGATGTTGGCCAGCTTACTTGTTAACCCCTGCACCTGACCTTGCGCTAGGCTGCCCAAATAGTCGCCGAATTCAGAGAGCTTAGACAGTTTCGGGTCGTCTGCCGGCAGGGCACCAACGTCCTCCGGATCTGGAGCGTTAACGCTCGTCCAGTTTATCGACCCGCCCTCCATCTCGATGTCTCCCTTGAACCGTAGCTTTCGGGCGATATTGTCATAGTAGAGACTGTCCTCGCCATTGACTTCCCAGGTCATCTTGTCGCTGTTAAACGTGACCTTGCTGACGTGATCCTCCCGTTCAACGACAAAGCCTTCCGTGCGCGTCAACGTCGCTCCGTAATAGGACTTGCCCTCTTTGATGGCCGTCTTGTTGAGCCGGTTAATCTGCCCCGACAGCGTGCCCTCGATCGGAAATTCACTTTGCTGGTAGGATTTCGACGGAGCCGAAATGCTCGTACGCAAACCGCCCTTAAACCCATACGTCATTCGCAGGGCGATCGTCTGAGCTCGTGTTAACCCATCCCAGCGATAGTCAGCAGTTTCCCGCGGCATGATCGCATCCAACCAACTACGGCCCTCGATATACTCATACTGGATTCGGTCTCCAACATCGATTTGCGGATATCCGCGGGTGTCGATTTCCACCGGAACGTAGGTAAACCCGTTTAGGTTGGCAAGCAAGTCATTAACGATTTCCTGCGTCACAAATGGATTTTCAAAGGAGAGCGTCTGACTTTCGTCCCCCGTGCCGGCCTCGACTTTAAGGTCGTCCTCTTTATTATACGTGACGACAATGCGAGTAAACGTTCGCTGTGGGTTGGTCTGCTTGAACCAAATATAATCCGACATCCCCATATTAAATGCTGGTGTTTCTGCGGCCAAGTAACGTCTGAATTTAATCGTGCCATCCTTACCGACGAATACGCTCGCCGAATTTGCCCCGGCAATGTAGCCCATTACCTGACGGTAACTGTATCCGGTCGGCGCCACCGGGATCATGTATGACGGGTTGATCTGCACAGTGCTGTCGTACGTGTACCCGAGGCGCGCGCAAATTTCGTCCCATACGGCTTGTTGCGTGGCTGGGTAAGTTAAAGACGAAATATAAGGGGCGTTGGCAAAAGCAAGCTTGTCATAGCAAGTATACACCCAAATGTTGTTTACTCGTTCCCGTCGATCAACGAAAAACTCTCCCAGTGGCAGTCGCTCGGTTTCCCCGCCGATCCACGAAAAGTCATAATCTTCCCAAGCATAATGAGCTTCTTTCCATGGTAAAACCGACGTCGATAATGAAAGATACGGAACGATTCGAGCATTTACCGCAACTTCATCTGGAGCCCTGATTTTAAGGATCATCTTGGAAACAATTGCGGCACCTACCGTGAAGTCGTCTTCAGGGGATAGACTATTTTCAATTTCCAGGTTAACGACTTTATCCTTGCCGTAAGCGACACCGTCGATATCGACATTCAGGAGCCACGTGCGCGACCGGCGCATTAAAAAATCATTGTAATAAGGAGATATCGGATACATAACATCACTGCTCCGTTAGTGTGACCTGTAGCCCCTGCCACAGCGTCACGCCGTTTCGAGTAAAAAGGACAGGGGCCTTTCTATTGCCGGCGTAGACTATCCGCGTTTCGATCTGTCCTGACATGGAATCGGGATACGTAAATTCGAAAAATTCGTCGCTCATGGCCTGCAAGATCGCCGACAACTTATCCCAGGTCATCGGCGGCCAGCTAATCTCCATTTGCCTTTTAACAGCGATACGATCACGAGAGAGCGTACCGTCGGCTGTACGTGTTGTCGTTTCGGCGTCGTCGAGGTCCATGATAGACACCGAAAATTCGGACGGGTATATGGGGAGTTCCTCTCCATTGATGGCGAAATACATCAAATACCACCTCACAGCGACGGAAGCGGGTTATTCCCGCGCCGATACTCGTTGTTGATGTAAGATGCCGCAGCTCGTCCGATCTCGTCTTGAGTGATCGTAACCGTTACGTTGCGGCCACTGTTGAGTACATTGTAAATTTGTCGCAGAATAGCCACTGTTTCCGCATTGTCGCCACCGTCCATAATGCGTTCCAAGTCGGACAGCGGCGCGATGACTTCCGGATTCGCGCTTGCTCCCGCATACTCGCCGACCATTGCCAACGTGGGGCCGCTTACGATGCCGCCGGACGCAAATGCCGGAATCGATATCCCCGCGCCTTTAAGGCTATTGAGCAGCTTTTGCAGCCATCCGCTTGATGCTGCAGCTTTACCAGCGCCAGCAGCCACCCCACCGCCAGACAGCAAACCAAGGATTTCGAGCGCGACCTGGTTTTGGGTTTTGTTTGCTTCGCCCTTGATTTTATCGACGACAGAATTAAATGCGTCTTTGCTGAACACATATCCGATACCATCGGAAATACTGTCACCCAGCGAACTTAGCGAGCTTTTTGCACTCGATACAGCACCGGTCAACGCCGACTGAAGGTTAGACCATGCCGTGATGACTGAATTGATCTTAGATATGATGCCGTCCATTTTAGCCGCCGCCGTCGCATACATGTCGGACAAAGCGGTATTCCAGGCCGCCTTAGTCTCAGCTAACGGGTTTTTGACAGAGCGAATAGCTGCACCGATTGCCGTCCATCCGGAAGTAAATGCAGACTGCGCGACCGAAAACTGTGAACGCATATCAGCCAGCGCCGTATTCCAAGCCGTTTTAAGGTCCGCTAATGAAGGAATTGGGCTTTTGATCGACGCCACAACCTGGGACCATAGCGGGCTGTTTGAGGCTTGGAAAGATGTCATGGACGCCAACAATCCGGCAAGCATCGTTTTCCAACTGGTCGTAGTCGCCGTTACCCCGGACGCAGTTTGCGCAAGGATGTTTTTCCACATTTGCGCCCAGCTTTGGTTTACAGATGCGGTCATGCTTGGCACAAGCCCGTTTGCTATGCCGACCCTCATTCCGTCCCAAGCAGCCATCTGACCGGCATATCCGGTCTGTGTTTGGGCCTGAAGGTTGCCCCACATCTTTGCCCATTCGGCGGATACTGCGCCGCTCATGCCGGGCACAACAGAACCAGACAAGCCAGAGGCAAGGCTGCCCCACGTCGCCAACTGCCCCGCAGCGCCCATTTGTGTCAGAGCGTTTACCTCTTGCCACATCTGAGCAAGCTTGGCTTTTACCTCTTTGACTAGGCCATTTATGGTGTTAACGACCGCCGTCGCCACAGCGCCTAATCCGGCGTCTGGAGGATTCGGTGGATCAAATTCGATGCGCCATTTTTTGAGCAATGCTGGCGGTATGGGTTTAAGTCCATCCCACGCATTTCCACCCGATCCAGAGCCGCCGCTTCCTGGACCAGTACCGCCCGGTGAGCCGCCTCCAGAAGCTCCGCCGCCTCCGCCGCCGCCGCTGGGATCACCAAGCAGATTAAGTTGGTCAAAAGCGGCCAGCTCGCCGCGGGCCTTTTTGGCGGACGATGCAAGCCCATCATAGGCTTTGCTTTGATCCTGTACGGCTTCCGTTTGTTTCTCTGTACCCATGGTGCGCTCATCATAGTCCCATCCGCGCAGCCAGTACATAAAGCGCGCAATCTCTTCGGTTACTGTAGCCAAGGCGGTTGCGAGCTTGGTCAGCGCCGGCAGGATGGCATCCCAAATCGGCAAAAACGCCTGTGATAGATTGAGCTTGACGTTTTTAAGCTGCTCCATCAGGAGCGATTGCTTGGTCATGACGTTGTTTTGGAGCTCGTTGCCATATCGGGCATATGCCTGCTCCAAAATGGCCGCCAGACGGATTTGTTGCTGTACCCTAAAGTCGAGTTGATCCCAATGCTTGCCGTTCGCAAATTTCTTAAACGCATTGGTGCTCTCGATCATGGACACATTTACAAAAATACCGAGGTCCTCGATGGCCTCGGTATTTCCAAGCAAACCGGATCGTATCCGTTCTGTCGTATCTTCAATTGTGCGGCCGGTCGCTGATGCAACAACCCGCGTCGCTTGTACGATTTGTTTGGTCTGGTTAGTCAATTCTTTGTTATCGCTGATAAATGAAGAAAGGAGCGTCCCATAGGTCGCCCCCATCTCTGCCGCAGTTGTTTTAGCCAGGCCCATGCTGCGGGCCCACATCATAAATTCTCGGCTACTTCCTTTGAGTTGCATATTAAGCCGGCCAAGGTCTGCTTCGAACTTTACGGCCGGCTGACTGGCCTTGGCTATGGCTGCTGTAGCGACTATGATCGCTCCGGTCAAAATACCTAGCCCAATGCCAACCGGCCCCAAAGCAGCTGCGGCGCCGCCGGCTGCCGCTCCAAGACCGCGCAGACTGGCGGATGCAAGCCCCACAGCAGGGCGCAAGGCTGCTAAGCCCGCCATGACGCCGCCAATGCCCTTTGACCCGCTAATCTCGGAGAGGGAGGCAGTAACCGATGACCCGATCGTTTTAAGATTTGTCCGCAATGATCCAAGTCCGTTCCGGCCGCTAATCGAGGATATGGTTTTCTCGGTGTCCCGTTTGAAGCGCGACAGTTCTTTTGTAGCGCCCTGCATCCCTTTTTGGGCTGCAGAATAGTCCGCGCCGATCCGGATCATTAGATTGCGTACGACTGCCATACATCCACCCCTCTCCGATTAGGATTTGTAAACCGTTTCTCCGCCAAAAAACGCATTCATCGCCTTTACCGCTGCGAGCATTTGCTGCGGAGTTTGCTGGACTTGTCGCATATTTCGTCTTGCAGCCTCAAGGATTTTCTTAAAACTCGGTAGTTTTTCGGCACGGTGTAATCGAGCTGTTGTATAAGCATGTGACAACATGGCTTCTTGTTCCAGTCTCAGTCGTTCGTTATGAGCTTCCACGATCAACCAAAGTTCACGCGGAGTTAATTCATTGAATTCGGCAACGCTCACACCGCATCGGAGTGCAACTTTTAAACTTTCGTCGAAGTCAAATCTTCTTCTTTCGCCGGTTCCTTCTCCTGATTCTGACCGTTTCCCAAGTCACCGACATTCGCTTCAAAGGCAGCGGCAAAAGCGGCTTGCACGGAATCGATGATGTGCTTGTAGCTTTTTGCTTGATCTAGCAGGTCCTCCATCTGTTCGAGCTTCAAATTTTCGCCGTTTTCTTTCGCGTCGGAAAGGAGACCACAGTAAACCATTTTTTCGACAAGTTCAAAATCGTCAAAGCCGGATGACTCAATTTCTTCCAGCGATTTACCTGTCAATGCAACCAGTTTTTTAAAGGCCTTATGGCCATACCGCAGTTCACGCGGACGATCCAAATGAATGATTACAACGTCGTTATTGTTATTGCTCATGATCTTTACCTCCATTGGATTTAAATAGACCGGAGCGATTAGCCCCGGTCGTGATTAATTAAGGCGTTGGTGTTATCGTCAGCGTCGGTTTTCCGGATACCTTAATCGTGATTTCAAACCCGACCGCTTCTTCGAGTTCGGCCGACGTTTGGAATGCCGTCACAACGCCTTTGAAATTCCAGCTTGCACCCATGGACGCAGGGAACTCAATCGCGAAATCTTCGACCGAGCTTGCCTCCAATGCGGCATAAACAGCGGCCTGCCCTTCATCCTGCGGATCAAAGTAACCGGAAGCCGATACTTCTCCGCCGTCCTTGAACCCGCCAATAAATTCCCGATATTCGCCGTCGCTGTCAAGAGTTGTCACGTCGATGGTATCTTGCGACATCGACGGAGACGAGATGGACGTAAGCGATCCGATGGCTTTGGCATTTGCTCCGGATCCGATTTTCAATTTCGTCCCGAGCGCCCTTGTCTTTTTTCCCACTCTATATCACCCCTCATCAAAATAAGCCGAAAACTCTACCACGCAGCGGTACAGATTCGGCTGGTTTTCGTAGATTTCCACCGGCGACTGGTAAACCAACTCATCGATAAATGGACCCCCAGAACCGATCTGGCGCCCTTCGAAGGACAACAAAATAGCGATCACCTGTTTCGTGATCGCCTTCATGTCCGCATATCGCACGGCGATGATATTCAGTTCGGCGCGTACTTCTTTGCTGTCCAAATACCCGCCGAGCGTCTTATCTCGTAACCCTTCGCTCGAGCCATAGATCAGGTATGGGACACCATTTCCCGCTGTCGCCTCCGGAGCGTCGAGCGGGTAGATTCGATTCTGCAACGCTGATATGGTTTTTAATTCCTGGACGAGTGCTGGTTCAAAATCCACCACGCTCACCCCTTCTTCAATGCCTTGTCCACTTCTTTGCCGGCTATTTCGAGAATGGTTCTTTCAATCAGTTCCGCATTTTCGTCGATGGCTCGTCGCAGAAAACGATATCCAGGAACATACCCGCCGTCCCGCGTGAGAAATCCGTACTCCTGCGATGCCGGGTAGTAATACCGTTTGCCGTCCTTCGTCGTTTTCACGAACACATCATTTTTCGCGGGGT